TGGGGATGGTGGTATCGCCAATTCACACAGAAGTAATACAAGTCCTGTTAATGGTGTTGCGGGCCCACAGAACACAGAAGTTCAAGACGGTCTTGGTTCTGAGAGTACTTTCGACCCAGTTACGTCTGAACTTTTAAATTTTATGTCTCACACAGACCCAAGAATATCGGGGGATTTGAAAAATAAGGCAGAAGCACTGGCGANGAAATGGGGAAGAACCTTGACAATTACTAGTGCGTATCGGTCACCAGCATATAATGCCAAAGTCGGTGGTGCAAAGAAATCTGTACATGTGCAAGGTAAGGCGATAGATGTGGTGATGAATGGAGTTTCAACTGCACAACGACAAGCATTCATTCAGGCTGCATGTGACCTTGGATTCGGTGGCATTGGGGTGTACAAGACATTTATACACATTGATATTGCCGGTAAAAGATGTTGGGGCCCTTCAGGATCAAGAAAATCTCTACCCACATTTAAGTGGGCCCAAGACGTACTTAAAAAGAACAGCTGGCCCGGCGCATGAGGGCGATGTTTTTGTTTATAAATATTATCAACATAAACACGACAGAATTAGGAATTGTAGATGTTAAATGAACTTTCTGAAAACAAACTAGGCATTTTGTCGAGTAAAAAGAATCAATATATTGATTTTGACTTAAAATTTCAGAAAAATCCCCTTACGAAAGGATTGGTTGTCCGAAAAGACGCCTCGGCGATTTCTCAGGCACTAAAAAACCTAATTCTTACTAATTATTTTGACAGACCTTTTTCTCCACGATATGGGGGAAACATTCACGCAGAATTGTTTGAACCTTTGGATAGGATGAGTACATCGATACTAGAGGATAGTTTGCAGAGAACAGTAGAAACCTACGAAAAAAGAGTCCAAAATGTAAGCATTAAAGTCGTACCTCTTTTCGGTAGTCGCGCTGTAGACCAGAATAAAATTCAGATTTCCGTTGAATACTCTGTCCCTGCCTCATCCGAAAGATTTTCAACAGATTTTAAAATAGAGAGAATCAGATAATGCCAAAAAATATTCAAGTTTCGGAATTAGATTTCGATAGTATCAAAAAAAGTATGGTGACTTATATGAAGTCAAACGATACTTTTAAGGATTATGATTTCGAGTCTTCCGCATTGAGTACAATCATGGATCTTCTCGCATTCAATACCCACTATTCGTCGTATTACTTGAATATGGTTGCAAACGAGATGTTTCTAGATACTGCAAGAATGCGAGATAATGTTGTATCTAAGGCAAAACTGCTGGGGTACACACCAAAATCTAATACTGCTGCGGAGGCAGTCTTATCTGTTACGTTTAGAGCGGTTGCGCCTAGTGCGGAACTTTCGTCTTTTGGTGTTAAAGTTACTAGGGACATTGAGTTCTCTGCAAGTGTTGATGGAGTTACATACACATTTATACCGAAGGTGAACCGAATTGCAGTTAGATCTAGTGAACCCACCCTCAACTCATCAAATGTATACGAGACCCTATACACTATTACAGACCTTGTTGTGGTACAGGGCGAACAGGTCACCGAAACCTTTATTGTTGATAGTACAGACCCAAATCAGAAGTTTATTCTTCTCAACGAGACCATAGACACTTCAACCATCAATGTTTTAGTACAACCGAATATCGATGAAAATACATATACAGAGTTTAAAAAAGAAACTGACAATATGTCTTTGACTGATATTGATGCGACCTACTTTTTGCAAGAGAGTACTAACGGAAGATTTGAGATATATTTCGGAGATAATGTTCTTGGTAAAGGTATCGAAACAGGCAATAAAATTATAGTAACTTATCTTTCCACCGCTGGTGCTGCGCCGAATGGTGCGGCCGCCATATTGTTGAAAAAACATGCATTAAAAGATATTGCACGACAAGGTGGAGTTTCCAATGTTACTGTAGTAACTTCTGCTGTCGGTGGTTCTGATAAAGAGACACTAGATTCTATAAAATTCTATGCACCAAAGAGTTTTGAGGGTCAGAATCGTGCTGTAACACTTAGGGACTACAGACAAATTGTCCCAAAAATATACCCACAAGCAAAATCGGTAAATGTTTGGGGGGGTGAAGATAACGTGCCTGCGTATTTTGGAAAGGTATTTATTTCAATTAGACCAGACGTTGGAACTATTCTTTCCGATTATGAAAAAGTAAATATTCAAAATAAATTGAAATCGGATTATTCTATACTGACTATCACCCCAGAAATTGTTGACCCAGATTACACTTTTCTGATTCTGACCAGTAAAGTAAAATACGACAACGAATCCACATTACTGACTGCCGAAGAATTGAAAACAAAAGTAGAAGCGGCCATTGTATCATATAATGATACCTACGTCAACGAATTTAATAGTTATTTTAGATACTCAAATCTAATTACTAAAATTGACGCATCTGATGCGGCAATTACTAACAACGTTACGACTATTGAATTGTTGAACCCAGAGGTTGTGAATACAGATACGAAATACACATATAACTTCAACTTCAACAATCCACTAAAACAGGGCACATTGTCCTCAAATGGATTCATGATTGCAGGAAATAGTAATAATATATACGCAGAAGATGCATTGGATGGTACTTTGAAGTTTTATTATATGAATGGTACAATAAAAGTGTATGTCACCACACTGAAAGGTACAATCAATTATACAAGTGGACTAGTAACTATTAATGATGCAACTATAACCAGTATAGAATCTGGAACTGGAAATGACCTTTACATAAAAGTTACCCCAGCTGATATGGATATTTTTCCAAAGAGGAATCAAGTTTTAGTCATAGACTATACTAGACAGTCGGTTGTGATGGACGCAGACACCGATGATTTCAATAATAATTATTCCATCACCGACCAAACAGTAACAATATTGCGAAACACATAAATGGAAAATTTAAATCTAAACAATTTATCTAGTACAGTTAGAGAACAACTGCCATTTTATTTGGCCAACGATTCCGAGTATGATAATTTTGTAAAATTTTTAGAGTTGTATTATGAATGGTTGGCCAAAGACGGCAACCCTATTGATATTTTAACTGAACTGGATAATTATGGAGATTTAGATAAAACTCTAGATACTTTCGTAGATGAATTTAAGTTCGAAATTGCAAGTGTTTTCCCTGCGATTACTAGAGTCAAAGATGATGTAACTCATGTTGCTGAAATTAGGTCACTATTTAATGCGCTTGGTGCGGTAGAAACTGACAAGGTAAAATTCTACACTGACACATTTACTGGGAATGGAATTATTTCCGAATTTTTGATGTCATACAATCCTCCGATATTCTATTATGGGAAAGACCTTGCGACAACAGTTACAGATATAAAGGTATATTCCAACCCAGCGAATCCTTTCGACACTGAATCAAACCTTACTACATTGAGAAATGGTTCTCCGATCGCTGGATTGTCGTTCCCAAGCGATTATACTCTATTAACAGAGAATGTAGATTTCCAATTCGACGGTACTAAATTAAGATTTATAAATGGAAGTAATATATTAACTGCACCAACAGATGCAGTATCTATTAAAGTCGTTTATCAGGTACATGTTGAAGGGGCAGTCAACCCTGCGGCCGCAGCTTCGATGGCGAAAAAGGCAAATTTTACCAACAAAAAGCATTTTTACAAATTACTCAAAGATTTTTATCAGTCTAAGGGTTCTAAGAAATCATATAAATTTCTTTTTAGAGCATTTTTTAACGAAGCGATTGAAATATATTATCCAAAAGAACAAGTACTGAAGGCAAATGACAATGTGTGGTCTCAGTCAACAAGTGTTCGTATTCCAAGACCTAGTGCCGCTCTTGGTGCATGTACGCATGTTATCGGAAACTCTAGTAATGCATCAGCCGTTGTAGAACAGACATATGATGGAATACAAGATGGTGCAATGTACACAGAACTGGTTGTGACGAATATTGTCGGTACATTTCAGTCGAGAGAAAATGTAAGTATCCATATGACTGACACTATAGGTACTGAGGTATACAACAGGATTGTTGTTGCAGAATTATATGACTGCGTTACTGGATTTGATATCGTGTCAGCAGGAACAAATTATCCTAGAAATGTATTCTTGCAAAACTATGAATCCTCTGGTGGTAGTGGTAACGGATTTAAGGCGAGAATCGACGGAACTTCAGCCGGAGAGATAACAGAAGTTGAAGTTGTGGATGGTGGTACTAATTATATCACTGGAGAACTTATAGAATTTCAATCTCAAGGTATGGGCGGCAGTGGGGCCCTTGCAAGAGTAAGTAAAGTTGCGGCATCAGAACAAGAATTTGATATTTGGTGGGTACAAGACCCGACAGATGCTGCATATCCTAAAAATTATTTCGATATCAGTGATGCATCGGCAGTTTATTCCAATACACTTTCTAAGAATACGGAAGTTTATATACAAAACAGAGACCTAAAATATGACTCTGTGGTTGCATTATTTGATTTTGATGAAGTTGTTGCTGGTTCATTAGAATTTGTCGAATACAAAAATAATTTATCAAACACAAGAGTCAATGCATTAAGACAGAATCCAGTATTTGGTGGTGCAGATATCCCAGCAAAAATCGGAAGTTTTAGTCTCAAATTAGATGCGAATGGGTATCTGGAAATTCCAACATTGCCCTCACTAATTTACAACGAAAGTTCATTCACTGTCGATTTTTATTATTTCGTTGACGATTCACAAGGATTCGGACAGGCAGGAGATACTGGTATTGGTGGTGCGGTGTTCTCTATATACGACCCCGCCTCCAATCGTGATGAATTCGTACTGCACCACAAAGCGAATGGTGAATATTCGGTAACCATCAATAACGCAGCGCCTGTAAGTTCTGGAAAACAACTTATAGGTACGGTTGGTGAGTGGAGACATGTCGCGATTCATATTTCTAAATCTACTGGTGCAAAAATATACCTAGATGGAAAATTAGAAACCACAGTTTCTGCGAATATGAGTTCTTCCTTCTCTTCTGGCTGCACCTTTGTTATTGGTGCCGATAGAGATTTGGTTTCCAGTGTAACCGTCAGTGATGATTACATCGATGCATTCTATTCCAGTTTTAGGGTAAGTAAAGGTCAAAGATTCGATGAATATATTGATAGTAGTTCCGATACAAGAGTCTGGTATTCAGACTTAGACCCAATCCCCAGACTTGTGAAACTAGAAGACTGGCAATATGTCATCGCCAATAACAGAGTGTCTTTAAGAGAGTTCGATTCAAATGGTCTTATCGGTATCAGGACACTTGCAGATTGGTTTTCATTAAATCTAAAGTTCAAAAATTTGCCAATCGGTGCAATTTCTAATGTCGAAGTTATTACTGGAGGTTCTGGATATATCAGACATCCAGCTGCATTCGTTACACCAGTTTCTGAATCCTATACCTCTGTGGGAGTCGGTGCTTCGTTCACCGTTAAAAGTGCCGACATTGGTGGGATTAATAAGATAAAAATAGTACAAACTAGTACAAATCCGACTGCACATGGGTTTGGTATAGGATATTCTACTGCCCCAACATTAGATTTGTCTACATTGGGTGGTGGTGACGCAGTTGTAACTGCTATTACCGGCCCAATCTGTATGAGAGAAGGTCGGTACGAATCGCAAAAAGGGTTCGTGTCAAATGATAATAGAATTCATGATGGGTACTTATGGCAGGATTATTCATATGTGGTGCGAGTAAATCGTGTTGTAAATGAGTGGCGAGATGTAATAAAGAAAGTGGTGCATCCACTTGGTATGGCCATGTTTGGAGAACTGGTTATCCTCACTAAAGTAGAGGGTAAACAACTCAGAAGTTCTATATTATCCATATATTACGAGATAATTAAGAATCTAGACCTTAAAGTGAAGAATATGGACGGTCTAGGAGTCTGGACAGGTGCGACTTATCAGGGTGGTAATGTAGTGACCCCTGTAAACGCAACAGAAGTACTCTCACAGGGTTATTCAATACCCTATAAGAATAGACAGGCTGACACTGGGTCTCTCTTAGGAGTTTCTGATGACACTTCAGCTGGTGCAAATGTCGATGTGGGCGAAGGTAGGTATAATTTATCAAAGGCCGATGGTGGAACGCCTGCGAATTGGTCTGAAGTGGGTCAGGTTTGGGTAAACAATAAAGACAACGATTATAGAGATTATAAGTTTTTCTATGGTGCATTAATTGTCGGTAAAGAATTTGTAATATACGACACTTCCGACAAATTCATTACTGATGCAGAACATACTACGACAAGACCATATGGAAGATACAGGATTACGGATATTATCAACAGTGCATCTACAACACGATTCAACGTCACTCATGTGGCAAGTGCTAGTGATTTGCCCGGCCTCACTCCGAATGATACGGTAGAATTCAGATGGGATAAAGTTTCCACAGGAAACGTTGAAAAGTCACTGACTAGTTGGGTTGGTTCAATACGAGATGGTGCAAATCCCAGAGATGAGAAGTACATAATTAAAATTGGTGCAAGGAAGGCTCGTAGAGATAGTGAGGGTAACATTGTTACTGATGGGGTAGTACCATCCTTGGGTACTACGTTTGAAAGTCTGGAACGATTCAAGTTTTTCTTCACCAATGCATACCAATTCCAAGACTTAGTTAGGTATAGAATGAGTCCGAGAGCAGAAGTCTCCGCATCTCCGTACAATCAATGGTATGCACCCAACGGAGATTTCAATCAAATCAAGATGTTGCCGTCAACAACTAAATTTATGACAATCAAAAATCCGGCCGGAACAAATGAATATGGAGTTGTTCCTGCATATTTGGATGCAGACGGAGATGGATTTGTCGCAATATCCGATGGACAAGACCACGATTGGGGAACAACGACCATTGGTAGAATTATGAGAAATTATGATAGAAATTATCATGCGGTGCTAGATTCTAAAATCATCGTTTCTCCAAAAATTCTAGTTATTACGGAAGAAGGTAAAACTGGAAACGGACAAACTAGAATGGGACAGACTTTCCGTTCTCTCGAAAGAATGAAGTTTTATCATACGCCAGATTCTCAAGACAATGACCTATATACATATAAGTTAGAAACAGTCCAAGAATACAACGTGATGACTTCTATTGCACACGAAAGCGCGATGTTGAAATATATGAAAAGTGGTGTCGCTGCAACAGGAGGAGTTTCCGCATTTCCTTCTACCATTAACGACTTGAATGCATTGGCGGAGAATTAATCTCCAAACTCTTAATCAGAGGAATAAAAAGATTATAAATATAAGAAATAATTTATAACTCAAAAGGTATAATAAATGGCTGCGATAATCACAAACAAACTACGAATTTTTAATGCTCAACAATTCATAGAATCTTTAGCAGAACAAGCTGCGCTTTGGGCACCCAGTAATTCATATTCGGAAGGCGATGTGGTATTGAATGGGACTAATCTTTATGTCTGTGCCGAATCAGGTGTCAGTAATTCATCAGGAGATGGCCCAACTCATGTTACTGGAGTATCTGCCGATGGAACTGCGACTTGGGCGTTCTATAATGTGTCTTTGTATAACAATCTATTCATGGGAATTGGTAAACATACCGCATGGGCAGATGATGCAAACCCACCGACACCAATAGATTCTGTGAAGTCAAACAACACTGTCAAGGACGATTTAACTGCCATCAAAAAAGTTGATGCGACTAAAGTTTCTTTGGCAATACCCAGAATTGATTGGACTTCTGGAAGGACTTATACAATGTATGAGGACATTCTTGCAGAAGCAATCATTCCAAACAACTACATCATTACTCAGGGAACTAATCAGTACAACGTATATAAGTGCATTAGTAACCAAGTGTGGACAGATGTAAGTACTGGAGTGCAGACTGCCAGTTCGACAGTACAACCGACAGGAACTTCTACTAATACGCTAGAAGAAACTGCCGATGGTTACGTCTGGAAATTTATGTATAAGATTGAACTTACTGACGCGCTGAAGTTTTTGACAAAGGATTATCTCCCAGTTAAAAACTTGTATAGTGCGCCTGCGGTTTCACATCAAGACTACGCACAATGGCAAGTAAGAAATAGTGCAAATACAAATTCTGGTGCAATACAGAATATTAAAATCATTGACGATGATACCAACTCTGGACACTCTGGTGGTTCTGGTTATAACCAAAACTTAGTATTGTCCAATGTTGCTGTCGCCACTAGTACTACGGCGATTTCAATCACAACTGGTTCTTCTCTTGCAAATAATGATTTTGCAGGGTACTCTTTAATTGTAACTCCAAGTGGTGGTTCAAATCAATTCCAAAGAAAGATTACAGCATCCACATATTCTGGTGGTGCATTGAGTCTTACTATTGCAAGTGGGTTTGATGCTGCGGAGGCGGGTGCTGGTTCAACTATCATCGTCGCACCTACAGTAGAAGTTACTTCTACCACAGGTAGTGGGTTTACAGGTTACGGTCTCACTCAGGGAGACCAAATTAAGAAAGTTGTTATTACTAACGGAGGTACTAACTACAATACCGCCACCGCATTAGTTGTCGCGAATGACGTTCCAGCAAGTATAACTTCATGTAAAATTACTCCAATCATCTCTCCAGAAAAAGGTCATGGTTATAATCCAGTAGAAGAACTTGGTGGATACTATGCAATGATTGCAATGAAACTTGAGTATAGTGAACAAGATACTAGGTCTTTAGATGCTGGTAGTGGAACTGCGACTGAGGACGTATTCCCAGTAAGTCTCGCAGAAGGTGTGTTTAGACAAATTAGTATCTTGACAGACCCTATAGATAAAAGTACATCAAAACTTGCCATGAATGGGACGTATAAAGGGCCCCAACACCCAACATATAATACGTCAAACAGAAGTAAATTTGATATTGTCTCTGGTACTGGTAAGGTGCTGTATGTCGAGAACAGACAGCCAGTTGCTCGCGCAGTTGACCAAATCGAGGATATCAAGGTAGTTTTTGAATTCTAAATAGTAGTAGAAAGAGATGATTACCGAATACAAATAATATAGAGAGTTAACATGGCGACCAATTTCAATGTAGCACCATACTACGATGATTATGATATCAACGATGGTTATTTAAGAATTCTATTTAAGCCAGGCGTTTCTGTGCAAGCAAGAGAATTGACGCAGTTACAATCAATTCTCCAACAGCAAGTTACAAATTTGTCTGACCACTTCTTCAAAGAGGGTGCGATGATAGTGCCTGGCCAGTCTGCGGCAGATTTAAAGGCAACATTCGTTAAAATAACCATCAATACTACCAACTCTTACATTAATCCTTTGGATTTTGTTGGTAGAGAACTGACAGGCGGTACTAGTGGAATAAAGGCAATTGTTATACACGCTGTTACTAAAACTGGTACAGATGCAACCGATGACCCAGATACCATATATGTAAAGTATCTCGCTGGTGCTACTGGTAGTGGAACAAATAATTCATCTGCATATACTGAAGGTGATAGTTTAGCATTTTTTGCAGATGAAGTTCTTTCTACGACATCTGTTGTTGGCAAGAGTGACTACTCATGTAAGGTCAGACCACAAAATGAAACGCCTACTGGTATTGGTTCCATTGCATACATTGAAACTGGAATTTACTTCATCCAAGGACATTTGGTACAGGTAAAGACTCAAAAGATAGAACTTGACAAGTATTCTAATACGCCGTCTTATAAGATTGGTCTTCAAGTAAATGAGACTCTGGTATCTAGTAACGACAAGACTTCCCTGTTAGACAACGCACAAGGAACTCCGAATTACAATGCGCCCGGCGCCGACAGATATAAACAAACATTAATACTTGCAAAACGTGGAGTAGATGAGACTAATACCAGTAATTTTATTTCACTGATTAGTATTAGAAATGGTCAGATTGAATCTGCCGTAAGGTCTACAGAATACTCTGTACTGGAAGATAACCTTGCAAGAAGAACATATGACGAATCTGGCGACTACACAGTCCGACCATACAAATTAGATGTTCGCGAATTGTTCCAAGAGAGTAGTAATCGTGGTGTAAGAAGTATGCCAGATTTTGAGTATGACACTGAAGTCCAAGCGATGACTTCTGCTCTCAAAAACTTTTTCGACAGTGAAAATATGGTTGACAGTATTACAGGAAACGGCCTTGCACACACAATCTCTCCAACTGACAGGTCAACCTATCCAAATCAAACTCTCGACACGACAGGTACAAAATATTATCCTGGCAAGACGCATCTTGATTTAGTAAATGCCCTTCGGGCCCGAATTGGTTTGGGTGTTGAGGCAGGAAAGTCGTATGTACGAGGTTATGAGGTAGAAAATCTCTCCACTAATTTTGTAAATTACTTAAAGGCGAGAGATGACCAACAGAAAAACAATGAATATTTGACTTCTAAACTTGGAAATTACATATATGTTTCTGATATTCATGGTATCCCGACTCCAAATTCCGACATAGAGTTATTGAATATTCATGTCAATGGATTAGAATATAAGACACAAGCATTCAACTTAGCCTCTTCAACATATGCACACGACCCATCTGGCACATTTACAGATGCTGGAAATACTCATGGTGCGGATGTTATTGGTACTGCCAAAGTAAAATATGTAGAATTTTATGGCGATACTGGATTTGGTCAAGAGATGGATTTCAACCAAGCCGGCGCAACTAAGTTTGCGCCCGTAAGTGCTTCTGGTAACGCCGCAGTCTACAAAGTATATTTGTATGATGTTTTGATGGCGGATAACCCATTAAACAATAGAAAATATTTACTTTCGGACATGCGAGCAATACAGTCTGCCGCACATATTAATGGCACTACACTTTCAAAGTTCAATGCAAACCTATTAATAGAATATCAATTGACTGATGTTGTAAAGCCATTCTTAAATAACAACTTGATATTCTCCGAATTCCAAGACCAAAAAGTTCGTGGAATGGTGTATTACAATGATACTATTAGTAAAAAAATACTAGTCAAGCCTTTGGGTGGAGGAAATTTCTCTCCAATCGCTAGTGCGCCTGAACTCACACCAAGATTATTTGAACTGAATGAGGTAGTTCGTGAAGTAACTTTTTCTGCTTCACCCACAACAGCATTTGCCGGTGGAACTTACAACATCGAGAATCAAAATGCTAGGGTTATAAAACGCACTGTAATGTTTGAACAAGGTGGTGCAAGTATAGTAGATACTCAAACCGAATTTGTCAAGACGGTTAGATTCGTAGACGAAGACAGTGGCAATGTTTCTGTTGATACATCTTATACTGTGCAGAGAGTACTTGAACCTACTACTGTTACAGGTTCTGGTGGCCCAGAAGTAGTAATCTCTCTAGGTGCGTCTGGGAGTGAGAAGTTTCAACCCTTCACTTCGGGTCATTACTTCGCGTATATGCCCGCAGAGAACGCCTCTACCCCTGCTGAAACAGTGCCCTGTACGAGCTCTACTGTGTCGATTTCTGCCGACCAACTTACTTGCACAATCACAGGTTTTTCTGCAATCAATAAGTCTGCAATTGTATTTGTTCCTATAATCAAACAACAGTCTACCGAAAAGAATAAGTCATTAAATGAACGTGTTATTTTTCCATATCTTGG